CCACGCTTGGCCGCAACCTCGCCCCGCAGGTTTGAGTTGGCGACAAACAGGGTTAAGATTAGATTGTGATTATCCACCGCGCCCTGCGGTTCACTATCCAGATCGGCGATATAAACATAGATCGCCGGACAAGGGATGGTGAGTTGGCCAATGGCATCAGCGGCACACTCACCGGCATACGGGGCCAGCGTGCGCAGATTGAGCTCAGCCCGCAGGGGTTCGAGCCGGGCCAGAGTGGCATCCTCGATCTCGATGTAGGTCATGGCCATGTTTAAAACCTGTCCAGCTTGTCGCGGTTAAAAATTGTCTCCGGCTTGCTGATCAGCGGCGCACCGGCGGTCACGGTGGGGTTCGGATCGTTAGCCCCGAGGGTGATTTTCCCGGCTGCAACCTGTTCAAAAAAACGGATTGCGTTTTTGTACCGGGTCTCCCGATGTTCGGGTGGCCCTTGTCGCCGGGAGTAGAGATTATAGATGGCGATATCAACCGAATATTTTATGATAATCGGCAGCACCGGCACCATCGGCACACTGTAGCGCGAGCCCAGATAGCCGTTGATCTCACTGTCAGCATCAAGGATCATTTGATCAATCCGAGTCTGATCGATAGCCCCGGCATTGGCATCGTCGGTGAGCTGGAGCAGCTCCCGCTCATCAATTGCCTCTTTAAGATCGGTGAGGGTGCAATAAGCCATTATTCAACCGTCTTTTTCTTCGGGGTTGCCGGAGCTGCCGAGGGAGTTGCCGGGGTCTTAGCTGACAGAGCCAGCACCGCAAGATTTGGATCTGCGGCTAAGGCGACCAGGGTTTTGCTATCGACTTTCAGCACCCGAGGAGTCGTGCCGAACGTCAGCCCGGCTACGGTATATCCGGGAGTTTTTGCGGTTACGCGGATTTTTTTCATCGGATCACCTATTGAATTCGGTTAAGGGTTATGGTTGTGGTTGAGATTAACGCAAGATGCGGATGATGTCGCCATCGGCGGTGGCTGCATCCAGAGCCCGGCCTTGTGCTACTCCGGAAGCCAGGGTGATAGCTTTACCGTCGGCCCCGACTTCGACTTCGGCTCCGACTGCGATTGCGGCCCCAGCTTTGACCATTAAGGCCCCGTGGGTGTTGATTGGGGCCATTTCGCCGGTGTCCATGTCCAGTTCGGATATGCCGATTGCCGGGGCGGCTGGTGCGGCGATTGCGCCGGTGAAGCCAACGAAGCGTTGGCGGATCAGTGCGGCGGTGGCTTCGACGCTGATGGTGCCGATGATGATTTGGGTTTGCATTTTGTTACCTCCTGGGTGGGTGGTGGTTAAAGTTAAAACCGGTTAGTTTGTAGATGGGCGTTGCCCGGCTTCGACAGGGGTCAGAGCTCAGAGCGGCAAGCGGCCTGAAGGCCACCGCCTGGAGGTCTGACCCCGCATTGGGGTAGAGTGGGTTTACTTTTCGGGTTCTTTTAGTAAGCGTAGGAAGCGGGGGTTTTGGGCCGCTTCGGTGGCGGTTAGGGCGATGGTTGAGCCATCGTTGTAGCGTTTGCCGTTGTGCAGGATGGTGATGCCTGTGACGGTGTAGTTTTGGGTGGTCTCTTCCGGGGTGGTGGTTTCCGTGGGGGTTGCGTCCGGGGTGGTCTCATTTGTTTTTTTTGTGGCCATTGTTTTTTTCTCCTGGGTGGTTAATTTAAAACCGGTTAATTTGACGATGGGCGTTGCCCGGCTTCGACAGGGGTCAGAGCTCAGAGCGGCAAGCTGCCTGAAGGCAGCCGCCTGGAGGTCTGACCCCGCATCGGGGTTAGAGGTTGGTGTTGGAGACCAAGAATCCGGCTTCGGCTCCGACCAGGAGGACGTCGTAGTTGTCGGTTGAGCGGACAACTTTGAGTTTTCCGCCGTTTTCCATGCGGGTGTCGGTCTCTGGCATGCCTTTTTTCCGCAGGGTGTAGCCGTAGCTGGGTGAGCGTTTACTGCGGGGGGCCGTGGCGCTGGCTCCGGGTACCCAGGCCAGGGTCATACTGTCGCCCCAGATATCGTGGAAGGTTCCGGCGTCATCGGCATAGACGGCTTCACCGACAATCAATTTATCGATGTCAAAAATCTCTTTCATGAGATCGAGAGTGATGATCCCTTTTTGCGAGTACTTGATTTTCTCAATCAGTTGCGGGTGTTTTTTCAGCGCTTTGAACGTTGTCGCTCCGATCTCAAGGGTGTTCGGACGGCGGCCAATTTTCTGCCTGATCGACTCTTTGGCGTCGTCAATTACACCGCAGGGGTCAGAGGTCGGGTCGGTAAATTGATCGCTGCCAGATAGCGCCAGCTTACTGCCGGTCGCATAGTTGTCCGGGTTTTGAGCAAGGTCGGCGGACTGTTTTTCGCGCTGGAGCTGGATCCAGCCCATTGTAAACTCAACCCCTACCTGTTCCAGGCCGAACATCGACTCATCTTCCTCTCGGTAATCGATCGGATATTCGAGATCGTATTCAGAGAGGGCGAAAACTATCGGGGTTGTGCCTTCCGGGTTGACCCGGTTCGACATCGCGCGGATAGCGCGTTCGGTGTTGTAGAGTTTAAAGGCCTCTTTGCTCCACTGCGGGATTTTGCCCGCCTCTTTGGCCAGGTTTCCGACCAGCGGGAAAAGATGTTCGGCGATCATCTCGGCGTTGCTGTAGCCGCGCGCGAGTTCGGTGAGGACGGGGTCAACCATTCTCAGATTTGCTAATCTACCCATGATTTTTGTCTCCTGTTGATTGTTGGATAATCGTTAAAATTGAGTTGGTAGTTAAGTTAAAACCGGTTCGTTTGTTGTTTGGGCTTCGCCCGGCTTTGAGGGGGACAGAGCTCAGAGCGGCAAGCGGCTTGACAGCCGCCGCCTGGAGGTCTGTCCCCGCCTTGCGGCAGAGTGTGGTTATTTTACTTTGGTCAGCGCCTCAGCGTAGTCACAGCTATGCTCCTCGGCATAGGCCAGGGTCTTGTTGTGGAGTTTTAGGCGGTCGTCATCGACCTCCTCGCTGTAGTCGTTGGCGCTGGCTTTTTCTGGAAGAGCGCCATCGGGGTTGCCGACTTCGGCGAATTCGATCAGGTTCGGCATGGTTGCAAAGACTCCCTTAAGGGCGTCAACGAGCGATTTCTCGACGGGGTTGCCGCCTTCGGCGAAGCTGACTGCGGAATCAGGCAAACCTTTGAGGACGGCCAGCACTGCTTCTTTGTGGGCGGGCAGGAGTTTGCCTTCGGTCGTCAGCACTTCGACAAAGTTTGTTAACTCTGCGTCGCGGGTGGTGGTCTCCTGGTCGGCCAGGCGTTGTTCGCGCTGATCGAGAGTGGTTTCGCGTTCGGCGAAGTTTGCTTCGCGCTGGTTAATCTCGGCCTCTTTGGCCACAATCTCTTCGGCTGTCATACTCATGGTGATGGTCTCCTTTGCGGCCTCTGGCTCGCGGTAAATGGGTGTAGAGACATCAACCGGGTCAGGCCGTAAGGCCTCCTCGCTGACGGTCTCTATTTCGTACTCTTCGATTGCTTTGTCGGCCTCTTCCTGGCCGAAGCGATCAATCATAAAATTTTTCAGCCGGCGGAACATCCGGGCAATTGAGCGGTCACTCCACTCTGAAAACTCGATTGTGATTAGGCCCTCTTCTTCTGCAAATTCAACCGCTTTCAGGCCTTTAACGGCTGGCGGTTGCGCTCCCAAAAAGCCAACGTGGCGCAGATAATAAACGCCCGGTACCGGGTTTGCGGCATGTTCCGGAGGGTAGAAGCTGGCAGAAATTTTCTTGAAGCGGCCAGCTTGTACCAGCTCGGAGAAATCGGCATCGACTTGATCGGGATCCGCGAGATATTTCCCGTCGGCAAATTCGACCGCTTTGACCCAACCGTAGGCGGGGAGATTGTGTTGTGGGTGGCCGACGACAATCGGGGCTTCGTGTTTTTCCGGATCGTAAGCGGCGGCGGATGCTTGTAGGAGGTCGTCGGTGAAGTCGATCTCGGTGCCGTTGGCTGCCGTCTGTTTGCCGGTGTTGAATATGTGCATTTTTTCCATTGAGGGCTCCTTGTAAGTTAAAACCGGTTGATTTGAAGATGGGCTTCGCCCGGCTTCGA